GAGCAGGGCATGGCGCCGGCGATGATTACCCGGCCGCAGCCGCAGCTGTGGGTCGTGTCGACCGCTGGGAAGTCGAAGGCGGCATCGCCGTATCTGTGGGGCAAGGTTGAGGCGGGGCGGCTGGCTGCTGAGGCGGGCATCACTTCCGGGGTTGCTTACTTCGAGTGGTCGGCGCCGAACGACGCGGACCCGGCCGACCCGGCGACGTGGCGGGCGTGCATGCCGGCGCTCGGCCACACGATCACCGAGGAAGCGATCCGGGCCGAGTTTCAGGACATGGCGTTGCCCGAATTCCGCCGCGCCTATCTCAATCAATGGCTTGATGAGACGCCGGCTGAGTGGCTGGTGATCGGCCAGGCCGCATGGCAGGAGCTCAAAGACCCGCAGTCGCAGATCGTGGACCGGCCGGCGTTCGCGGTCCATATGAGCCGGGACCGGACGTGGGCGTCGATCGGGGCGGCCGGATGCCGCGCTGACGGGCTGCGGCATGTCGAGTCGGTCGAGAACCGCCGCGGCAGCGGATGGGTCGTGCCGTGGCTGAAGGAACGGGTCGACCGTCAGGATCAATGGTCGCCGAGCGCGATCGTGATTGCCCCGTCCGGGCCGGCGAACTCGCTGATTGATGAGGCGGAAGCGGCCGGCCTGGAGATCCTCAAGCCGGGCATCCCGCAGATCGCTGGTGCGACCGGCGCGTTCTACGACGCCAGCGGCGCGAACCCGCTCGTTGATGAGCCGGCGAGCATGCGGCACCTCGGCCAGCCTGTTCTTGACCTTGCCGTGGCGGGCGCGACCCGCCGGGAGCTCGGCGACCGGTGGCTGTGGAACCAGGAGACCGCGTCTGTGGATATCTCGCCGCTGGTGGCGGTGACCCTGGCCGCGTGGGGCCACGCGACCCGCGCGCACCTCGAGGACTCGAACGTATCGGAGCCGTGGGCAGCATGGCAGTAGCGTTCCCGATTGACCTGCTCGGCGGCCTGCGGCAACGCTGGACCGCTGCGGCGATCGCCGCATGGATCCACGCCAGCAGCGCGTCCCGGGTCGCCCGCGCCCGGGTCGGCTACGCCACCGGCCTCGGCTGCTCAGCGTGGGGTGTCGGGGTGCTGTGGGGGTTCGGCTGGGCGCTCCTCGTCGGCGGGGTCGCCTGCTCGACCTCGTTCCTGCTGCTGTATGACGTGGACGGCCCCCGGTGACGAACCTGCTGCAGCATTCCCGCCGTGGGCTGGTGTGGCCGTTCCCGACCGAGGCGATGGAGGGGTTCTCCTACGGCGGGTCGACCTATTTCGGGTTGGCCGGCGCGGGGCAGCCGAACGAGGAGAACATCGAGGCCAACTTCGCCGGCCTCGTCGATGGCGCGTTCAAGCACAACGCGGTCGTGTTCGCCTGCGAGCTGAAGCGGCTGTCGATCTTCTCCGAGGCGTGGTTCGTCTACCAGGGCTTCAACGCCGGCAAACCCGGCCGGCTGTTCTCCACCCCGGACCTGGACATCCTGGAGCGGCCGTGGCCGCGTGGGGTGACGGGGGATCTGCTGTCGCGGATGCTCGCCCATGCCGACCCGGGCGGCAACGCCTACATCGCGCGGACGATGGACCAGCCGGACCGGCTGCGGATGATGCGGCCCGACTGGGTCACGATCGTCATGGGTGACTCCAGCGGACGGCCGGTGCAGACCGCGGCGCAGCTGGACGCGGAGATCATCGGGTTCATCTACGACCCGAAGGACGGGCAGACCTCCCCGGAGGCGCTGACCGCGGAGGAGGTCGCCCATTTCGCGCCGATCCCCGACCCGCTGGCGCGCTACCGCGGGATGAGCTGGTTGACGCCAGTGGTGCGGGAGATCCTCGGCGACCAGGCCGCGACCGAACACAAGCTGGGGTTCTTCGCCAACGGCGCGACGCCGCAGCTGGTCGTGTCGTTCGACACCAGCGTCAGCGAAGAGGCGTTCCAGAACTTCGTCAGCAAGATGGAGCGGACCCATTCGGGCTGGCAGAACGCCTACAAGACCCTGTACTTGGGTGGCGGCGCTGACGTGACCGTCGCGGGGAAGGATCTGCAGCAGCTCGACTTCAGCAAGACCCAGGGGAAGGGCGAAACCCGGATCGCGGCAGCGTCGGGGATCCACCCGGTCATCGCGGGCCTGTCGGAGGGGTTGCAGGGATCGTCACTGAACGCGGGGAACTTCAACGCGGCACGGCGGATCACCGCCGACACGACGATGAAGCCGCTGTGGCGCAACGCCTGCGGGTCGCTGCAGACGATCGTGCCGCCCCCGAACTCGGGTGCGCGGCTGTGGTACGACGAGAGCCAGATCGCGTTCCTGCGGGAAGACGCCGCCGACCGCGCCCAGGTCCAGTTCGTGAAGGCACAGACGATCCGGCAGCTGATCGAGGCCGGATTCGAACCTGCGTCGGTGGTGGCCGCGGTCGACGCCGAGGACGACACCCTGCTGAAGCACTCGGGGATGCTTTCGGTCCAGCTCCAGGAACCCGGCGCCGCCCTGCCGGCCCCCAACGGTAACGGCAAGCCATCGGCGATGGTTCCGGCTGGGGTGGGCTGAGCGGTGCCGTGGCATGTGGATGAGACGGCGCAGTGCCCGGCGTCCAAACCGTACGGCGTCATCGCCGACGCTGATGGGTCGGTCGACGGCCGCTGCCACGCAACCCGCGAACAAGCGAATAAGCAGATGGCCGCGTTGTACGCGGCCGAGCCGCAAGCCTCGAGGAGGGCTCCCGTGGCCGACACCAATCAGCTGGCCGGCGGCCCGCAGCTGTTCGTCCGGTCGTTCCCGCTGGAAGACATCCGCATCCGATCCGGCGGCGACGGCCGCACCGTCGAGGCGTACGCGGCGGTGTTCGACACCCCGGCCGAGATCCGCGACCAGGACGGCCACTACAACGAGGTGAATGACCGGGTCATGTTCAACCGGGCCATCTCGGATGCCGCCCCCGCCGGGAGCCGCACCGGTTGGCGGGTGCGGGTGTTCTACAACCACGCCCGCACGATCTACGGCACCCCATCCGAACGCGGGTCGATGCCGATCGGGACGCCGCTGGAGATCAAGGCCGACACCCGTGGCCTGCTCACGGTGACCCGCTACCACCGCACCGCCCTCGCCGACGAGGCGCTGGAGCTCATCCGCGAAGGCGCGATCGACGGGTACTCATTCCAGGGCATGTATCTGCGGTCCTCGGCGATCGACCCGGCTGGCCGGCCGATCACCAGGATCCCCCGTGGTGGGTTCCGGCCCGACCCGGGCGGGAAACTGGTGACGGTGCGGCGGATGGAATCGACCCTGAAGGAGTACGGCCCGACCCCGTTCCCCGCCTATGTTGAGGCGGGAGTGGTCGGGATGCGCGCCAGCCAGGCCGCGCAGGTCCTTTCCAGCCTGGCACCCGGCGAGCGTGCGCAGCTCGCCGAACTCCTCCGGGATGACGCTCCCCAAGACGCTCCGGCCGAAGAGGCGGACTCGTCGCAGGACCAGCCATCCCCCGACGCTCCCGACACCGAGTCGGGACCCGTCGCCGACGACCCGCCCTCCCCCGAGGAGGAGCACTCGAGCCGGCACACCCTGCTGCAGCGGATCGCTGTGGCGAAGACGACTCGGCCGGGCCTGGCCAGGACGCCCCATGCGGATGCGATCCGCGAACGGGCACGCCAGATCACCCGGCCGAAGGAAGGCGGCTCGCAGTGAACCTCAAGGAGATCGTCGAGCGGCAGGAGGCGATCCGCGCCGAGCTCGACACGATCGAGAAGAACCCCGCGTCGGTCGAGGAAACCGACGGGGACTACGTCGATACCCTCGTCGCCGAGTTCGACACGCTGGAGAAGCGGCGCGAGCCGCTGGCCACCCGGGCGCAGAAGCTCAACCTCATCATGGCCGGCGCCAAGGACGACACCACCACCGCCGCTGCGACCGAGACCGGCGACGACCGGCCCAGCGCGCCCGAGCAGGTCTACCGCAACCGTCGCGACCCGTTCGACGCGATGGAGTCGGTGCGGGCCAGCGGTCCCAACGGGATGCTCCGCGGCTCCGAGATCCGTTCCCGCGCGATGGACGCGATCGAGTGGGTCGGCCGCGCCGGGTTCGTCGACTTCCCCGACGCGCACGCCGAGCGAGCCAGCCAACTCGTCGCCAACGTGCCCGGGGTCGCCAAGCACATCTTGCTGACCGGCAGCCAGGAGTACTACGACGCGTTCCGGTCGTTCATGGAAGACCCCGAGGGGATGGGCCAGCGCGCCACCACGCTGGGTACCGGATCGTTGGGGTTCATGCTCCCGTTCGTGCTGGACCCCACGATCATCCTCACCAATGCCGGATCGGCGAACCCCTACCGGCGGGTGTCGCGGGTCGAGCAGACCACCAGCAACACCTGGAACGGCGTCAGCTCCGCGGGTGTGAACGCCGCGTTCGTCGGTGAGGCCGTGGCCGCGACCGACGCGTCACCGACCGTCGGGCAGATCCAGATCACCCCCAAGAAGGCGCACGCGTGGGTGTTCGGCTCCTACGAATCGCTAGAGGACTCCAGCCTCGGCACGCAGCTGCCGAAGCTGTTCGCCGACGCGAAGGACCGGCTGGAGGAGTCGGCGTTCTCCACCGGGGTCGGCACCGGCAACATCCCCAAGGGCGC